TATGTGATGCGGATTAACACTACCGTTGAAAGTAACGGCATTTCGTTAGCCAGCAACGGTACTTATCTGTCGCGCATGACGGTTGCTAACGGCGGGGTGTACAGTTTCATTCCATCAATTCAATTTGTAAACTCGGACAGTCAAATTCATGATGCTCAAGTTTGGTTCAGAAAAAATGGCACCGATATTCCTGACAGCAATAGCCAGTGGAGCGTGCCAAATAAACATGGCGGCGTAAATGGCAATTTAATTGCAGCATTAGCATTTACCGTTACATTAAATGCTGGTGATTATGTCGAAATGGTATGGGCGGTTACAAACACTAGTGTTTTTATTAGCACTTATCCAGCAGGAACCACGCCCACAACGCCAGCAGTACCAGGCGTGATCGTTTCAGTAACTAGCCAAGCGCAAATTGGCATTGGTTATTACGGATTAACATCGACTAGCACTGTCACACCTGGACTAGGCACCAAAACATTTGTCACCAACCAGCCGTCAACTAGCGTTGCGTTTACGGTTGGAACAGCGGTCAGGGTTGCTTATCAAAGCGATCCGACAGAATTCATGCAAGGCGTTATCACTTCGTTCAGCGGCACTAGTATGAACGTTTTGATCGATGCGTTTAATGGATCATCGGCGCGATCAGCGTGGGATATTTCGGTATCGGGCAGCAGCGGCGTTACGACCTTCAGTGCTGGCACAACAGGGCTAACACCCAATTCTGCGACGTATGGCAATGTCACTTTAGGCGGCACGTTAGTGGCTGCAAATGGCGGCACAGGGCAGTCCAGTTATACGGCTGGCGATTTGTTGTACGCGACCGGATCGACGGCATTATCCAAGCTGGGCATCGGCGCAAGCACAACGATTTTGACATCATCGGGCAGCGCACCGCAGTGGTCGGCAGCGTCAGGGGTGACGGTTGGCACAGCCACAAATTTGGCGGGCGGTGCGGCTGCGAGTATTCCCTACCAAACCGGAGCCGGTGTAACGACGTTCCTAGCGTCTGGCGCGGGTGACGCAGGAAAGGTGCTGCAAAGCAACGGAACCAGCGCCCCGACCTGGGTGACGCCAACCGCTTACGCGACGGTCACTGACGACACGACAACCAACGCAACGTATTACCCACTGCTGGCGAACCAGACTGCGGGCAACCTGACGACCACTTATGCGTCGTCTACCAAGCTGCAATTCAACCCATCAACCGGCATTTTGACGGCCACGGGGTTTGCTGGCCTAGCCACCGGATTGACTGGTTTGCCCGCTGGCGAATTAACAGGAACAATTCCATCGACCGTGTTGGGCAATTCGTCGTTGCACGTTGGCACGACGACGATTGCGCTGAACCGCGCCAGCGCCAGCCAAAGCCTGACCGGCGTGTCGATTGACGGCAGCGCAGGAAGCGCGACAAACGCAACAAACGCAGTCAACATCGGGATTACCGACGACACGTCCACAAACGCAGATTATTTTCCTGTTTGGGTGACAAATTCGACCGGAAACTTGCCCGCCAAGGTAACCAGCACTAAACTCAAATTTAACCCGTCCAGCGGCGTTTTGACAACGACTGGCGGCATTGGTGGGGGTGCATTTTGAAGATTACTTGGAAAATTTTGGGCATTAAAGCCACGGACGGCCTGATTACCCAAGCGAGATACGAAGCCCGCGTGACCGAAAAAGACCTAGCGGTAGATACCGAAGGTTATTGGTTTTTTAAGAACGCCAAGCTGATTGTCCCGTTTGAGGACGTGACCGAAGAAATGATGGTCGAGTGGATTAATGCCGAATCCGAAAAGGCTGTTGAAAAACGCCTGGTTGAGCAATTAAAAAATCTGGCCGCGCAGCAAGAAATGCCATTACCTTGGATGCCCCAGGTGTTTACCCCTAAATTTGAGGAATAAGCATGGCGCAAACTGGTTACACGCCGATATTGATTTACAGTAGCAGCACGGCAACTAATGCCCCTGCTGTTGGAAACTTGACTAATAGCACGTTGGGGTCTGAGCTTGCCATCAACATTACCGACGGCAAATTGTTTTACAAAGATAATGCCAACGCCATCCAAGTTATTGGCTGGAAAGTTGTTCCAGCAACTGCGGGCGGTACTGGCCAAACATCTTATGCGGTCGGCGATATTTTGTATGCCAACACAACTACTACATTGGCAAAATTGGCTGATGTAGCCACGGGCAACGCATTAATTTCTGGTGGCGTTGGCGTTGCGCCATCGTGGGGAAAAATTGGGTTAACAACCCACGTTTCTGGCACATTGCCGGTTAGCAATGGCGGCACTGGCACGGCCACGGCATTTACCGCTGGGTCAGTTGTGTTTGCTGGCGCGTCAGGCGTTTATAGCCAAGACAATTCAAACTTTTTTTGGGATGCCGCAAACATTCGTTTGGGTATAGATATTGCCACACCAACTTGCGCTTTAGACGTTGTGGGCGGTATTAAAACAAGCCGCACTGGGGTTACAGCACCAGCCGCTACTGACGGCAACGTGTTCAGCGGGACTTATACGCCAACCCAAGTAAGCACAAACACTAACGTTGATGCCGTTACTTATCAATCTGCTCAATATATGAGGGTCGGCGATACGGTTACGGTTAGCGGGCGCGTGGATATTGACGCAACCGCAACTGGTAACACACAGGTGCAGTTTAGTTTGCCCATTGCGTCTAATTTTTCTAGCACCGCCCAAGGGGCGGGGACAGCGGCATTTACAAGTACCACGGTCGCTAATAATTCATTTGCCAGGTTGTCGGCACAAGCTACCGATGACTGTATATTTTTACAGTGTAATTCAACTATTACAACATCTGCTTCTTGGTTTTATACTTTTACATACAGGGTTATTTAAATGATCGAGTCGGTAAAATTAGACTGGGTAAGTCAAAAAATTACCGTCACGCTTGATGACGGCGCAGCAAAGGAATACGCGCAAGCCGATAAGGATGCGTACCTTAGCGATTATCCTGACCGGAGTTCAGATATTGTTGCCATGGGTTGGAATAATTAAAGGACACAAAAATGACAGTTAATCTTTCAATGTTTGCCGGTGTAGGGGCGCAATTTTTTGATGACAACGGCAATCCGTTGGCTGGCGGGAAAATTTATAGTTACCAAGCTGGCACAACAACGCCCGAAGCAACTTACACAACATCGGCTGGCAATATCGCGCACAGTAATCCTATTATTTTAAATGCAAGCGGTCGCATTGCGGGTGGTGGTGAAATTTGGTTGACCGACGCACAAAGTTATAAATTTGTTTTAAACGATTCTGCCAACAATTTAATTGCCACTTACGATAATGTTGTTGGAAATGCGTCTGGCATTTTGTCATCATTGGCAGCACCCAATGGCGCAACGCTTGTCGGGTTTACAGGCTTTAATACTACCGTTGGCACGGTAGCTAGTTTGGCTGGCAATAGTGGCTCTGATTTTGTTGGATTCCTACAAGCAGGAACCGGAGCAGTTGCTAGGTCAGCGCAAAGCAAAATGCGCGACATTATTAACGTGCGCGATTTTGGTGCTGACCCTACGGGCGTAACAAATAGTTATGCGGCAATTACAGCCGCTATAACCGCCGCTATTGCAATTGCACCAGCAACAGTTGATTTTGGTGGTGGCACTTACCGTTGCGATTCAGTATTAGGGCCATTTACCGCAAACGATATTACGCTGGATTTAAACTCTGCAATTTTAAATTTTGCTAATGTAACTGGTACAACTGTTTCTTTAATTCAGTTTGCTGGAACAATTGCAAGCGCGGTAAGTTTGTCTTCTAACGCTATATCAGGAACAAAAGCAATTTCTTGCACCAGTACATCATTTGCTGTTGGTGACATGGTGTTGATTAGATCAAACGCTATTTGGGATTCGGCAAGAACAAGCACAAGAATTGGCGAACTTAATTTTGTGGAGACAATACCTGGATCAACGTCGCTTACTACCACCCTTGAATTGCAAAGCAGCTATTTAACTGCTGACAGCGCAGCAATTCAAAAAATTACGCCGGTCAAAAGAATCACGATTAAAAACGGAACTATTTTAGGGCCAACAGCAAACGATGAACTTATTGGCATCCGTATTTTGTACGGCGACACTTGTTTAATTGAAAACATAAAGAGTTACGACGTAGACCAAAAACACGTTCGTTTAGACCAATGTGTGTACACCAAGATAATAAATTGCCATTTCCAAGAATCAAATAATGATTCTCAAGCGTATGGCATTTCATTTGCAGACGCTACACAAGATTGCAGCGCGGTTAACAATACTTTTGTGAATGTTCGCCATTCATTAAGCACAAATAATGCGGTCAACACGTCTTACGGAATAACCAGACGTATTTTGTTTATGGGAAACAATGTGTCAGATTCAGCCCAAGCAACTGGCGGAACTGGCGGCGATGCTATTGATACTCATGCGGGGTCAGATCAAATATCAATTATTAACAATATTGTTAATTCAGCGTCAAACCACGGCATAAATGTTGAGGGAAAGTCTGCTGTAATTAGCGGAAATCAAATATTTAACACCGTTAGCAGTGGGATTAATTGTAGACCTAGCGCAGATAGTTCTTCAGCATTTATTGTTACTAATAATTATTTGTTAAACATAGAAAATGACGGCATTCGTTTAAGTTTGTTTGTCACGGACATGGCAAATTGTGTGATTGCAAACAATCGCGTCATATCAAAAAGCACGCCAATTGCCCTAAGCCGAGATACTACGCAGGTGTTTAATAGAGTGTCAGTGACCGGCAATATCGCGCAAATATCTACGTCTGGAACGTCACTTACCGGCATTGATATTACTGCGGCAAGAGCGTCGGTAACGGGCAATACAGTTGTTGCCAATAATGTTGGTATCGTTTTAGAAGAATGCAGCAATAGTATTATTTCTGGTAATTCTGTTGAATTAATAGGTGACAATTCTTTGAGTGCAACCGGTTATGGAATTCGTTTACAAGGAACGACTGAGTATTCAAACGTCACCGCAAATACTTGCCTTGATTCCAGCACAGTTACTACAACTACGGGCGTGTCGTTTGCTGCTGGCGGCGTTGTTACCTATTCCGCAGCCGTTGCAAACGTAACTCAAGACTTTAATACAAACGTAAATATTTCAGCGGGAACTGGAGTTATTTCTGCAAATAACATTTAAAGGCTTGATATGAATTGGCCTATGGATTTTCCAAACAAACATGATCGTCAGGAAGGATGGATTAAAACAAAATGACAACACCTTATGACATCATCACCCGCGCCATGAAGGACATTGGCGCGTTGGCTGCTGGCGAAATCCCAACCGCAGACGAAGCCCAAGACGGGCTGGATATGCTGAACGACATGATCGCGCAGTGGTCGAACGAAAACATGATGGTGTTCTACCGCACCGAGATTGTGTTTCCGTGCGTCCAGAATAATGTGCAATACACCATCGGCCCTGGCGGCACTGTGTCTGCCCAATTTACTGGATCAATCAGCGGCACGACGTTGACCGTTCCAACCGATGGTGTTTTAAAAGGCGCTATTACCATGGGCATGACTTTAACCGGCCCTGGTGTGCTGTCTGGCACCACCATTGTGGGATTTGGTACTGGAGCTGGTGGCAACGTTAACGAGGGCGGCACGTATACGGTCAGCCGCGGGCATACGACGCCCGTTGTGTCTCAAATTATTGATTCTTACTATGAGCGCCCGCTAACCATCGAATCAGCCTTTGTGCGGGTTAATACCACGTCCAATGGGGTGCCAATTTACGGTGGCGGTCTGGACTATCCAATTGCCATTTTGAGCCTGGAAGAATACGAATCCATTGGCCTGAAAACTCTGAACGGCCCGTGGCCAAAGTCGTTGTATTACCAGCCGTCCGAATTGTTGGGAACCATTTACTTGTGGCCTAATCCATCCCAGGGCGAAATGCACTTGTTCACGCAGACCATTTTCCGCGAGTTTAGTGACCTATACGGCGCAATTCAGTTTCCCCAAGGCTACAATATGTGTTTGCGCTGGTGCTTGGCTGAACGTCTGATGCCGATGTACGGCAAAATTAACCAAGTGCAGATTGGCCAAATATCCGCATATGCGGCCCAAGCAAAAGCTACAATTAAGCGCACCAATATGAAGCCGCCGCAGGTCAGCCGTTACCCTGACGTATTGATGACCGGACGGCCTAAAGATGCCGCGTTCATACTTGATGGGGGCTTTAACTAATGCCAGATTTTGGTTTTGTCGGCGCGTCATACACCACCAGGTCAATTTATCAAGATGACCAGGAGTGCATCAATTTTTACCCTGAAATCGACCCGACAAAACAGCCAGGCGAACGGGGTGTGGTGGCGCTATATCCAACGCCTGGTTTGGTCACAGAAATTCAATTTCCAATCACTGCGGAAGTTCGCGGAATGCGGGCTTTGTCTGGCCTTCAGTACGCAATTGCCGTTTGCGGCAATTTGGTATATAGAATTGAAACAAACTTAACTTATACACAAGTTGGCACCCTGACTACAAGCAGCGGGCCGGTGTCGATTACGGATAATGTAATGACCACAGAGGGGCTAACCGCTTACATTGTGGACGGAGTAAACCGGTATTACTACGTTGTGGCCACCAATACGTTTGTCACGTTGCCATCAACTGATGGTGATTGGCAAGGTGCCACTACGGTGGATACGGTGGACAATTATGTGGCCTATAACGAACCAGGAACGCAAAACTGGGCGGTAACTGATTTGGGGTCGCCCCTGTCTACTACCGGCTTGTACGGGGCTAAAGATGGGTCGCCAGATACATTGGTTGCGCTGATCGTTGACCATCGACAGGTTTATTTGCTGGGCGAGGTCACCACCGAAGTTTGGGTTGATGTTGGCGGCGTTATTCCTGGAATTATTACTTTTCCATTTCAGCGGGTATCAGGCACCAGCAGCCAGAACGGTTGCGGTGCGCCGTTTTCGATTGCCCGTTTTTCTGACACGTTTATGTTTTTGTCCCGCGACACGTTGGGAACCGCGACGATTGGCCAAATGAAGGGCTACGAATACCAGCGCGTTTCGACCCACGCGGTGGAAAACAGCTTGGTTGGTTACAACGTTGAAGACGTCCGCGCCTGGGCATTTCAGATTGAAGGCCACGAATTTTACGTTATCAACTTCCCGTCGATTGACCTGACTTGGGTTTACGACTTGGCCACCCAGCAGTGGTTTAAATGGCTGTGGTGGGATGCGCCAAACGCTGTTTATAAGCGCCACCGCGGCCAGTGTGCGATGGCATTTGCCAACAAAAACTTGGTGGGCGATTATGAGAACGGCAAGATTTATAGTCTGGATTTTGACACGTACACCGACGCAGGTAATCCGATACGCCGCTTGCGCCGCGCCCCGCACATTACGACGGATTTGCAGCGCCAATATTTTGAGGAATTCCAGATTCAATTCCAGCCTGGAGTAGGGCTAACAACTGGCCAGGGTGATAATCCCCAAGCCATGTTGCGCTGGTCAAATGATGGTGGCAGCACTTGGTCAAACGAACATTGGGTTGGTATTGGACGCCAGGGCAATTACACAAACCGCGCTATCTGGCGCCGTTTGGGCTGGGCGCGTGATCGCATTTTTGAAGTGGCCGTTACTGATCCAATCAAAGCTGTAATTGTGTCGGCCAACCTGAAGGCGTCGGCTGGGGATAATTAATGGCCAACATTCGATTCCCAACTTCGCCGTTTATAGAGCAAACAACCGGACGGCCATCACGGGAGTGGATTCAATGGTTGCAAAACCCAAACGTTGTAAGCAGCACCGTGGATTATCAAATCATCAATGGCGGCGAAATAAACAATACGACAATCGGTTTGACAACGCCAGCGGCAGGTAAATTTACCAATTTGACCGCTTTGAACGGAATTGGCGGAGGGACATTTTGAACGTCAGACCAGCGACCGCGGAAGATTTGGATAGATACATTGAACTGCTGGACGACTTTCATCAAGCGTCGCCCATGATTGGCGTGGCTGACTTTAATGCTGTAAAAACCCGTGCATTTTTGTCAGCATCATTGGAAAATGACAGTATTTTGCTGTTAGTCGGGGAATTGGACGGCGAGATTGTGGGCGTAACTTCCTGCTTACTTTACCCGCTGTATTTCAATCCTGATTACCAAGTCGCCCAAGAATTGTGGTGGTGGCTAACCCCCGCAGCCAGGGGTAGCGGTGTGGGTCAGGCCATGTTTAAGGCTATCGAAGCCTGGGCGGCGGGTAAAGATGCCAAGGCGCTGTTTATGATTGCTTTGGAAGATGATCGGGCAGCGGCAATGGAAAAAGTTTACTGTCGGGCTGGCTTTCGACCGCTTGAGCGAACGTTTATTAAGGAGTTGAAATAATGGCAATCGGAACTGGAACCGCTTTATTGCTAGGGGCTGGCGCTGGCCTTATTGGATCAAAAATGCAGGCTGACGCAGCCGAGCGCGGCGGTGAACGGCAGGCTGGAGCCACAAAATACGCTGCGGACATCCAAAAAGAGATGTTCGACATCCAGAACAAACAGCAAGCACCTTACCGCAAAGCTGGTTACGGCGCCCTTACGCGCATTGGCGCACTGCTGCCAGGATTAACAGCGCCAGTATCCCGCGAGGAAATTATGGGGTTGCCTGGTTACGAATTCGCGATGGAACAAGGAACGGGCGCTGCCCGTCAAATGATGAACGTCGGCGGTGGTGGGTCGAACGTAGATCGCGCTGCTCAAAAATTTGCCATTGATTACACACTTGGCACGGCAATGCCGCAGGTAATTGCCCAGCGCCAAAACATCTACAACACACTGGCTGGCATTGCTGGCATCGGTCAGACCGCGCAAGGTCAAGTAAGTAATTTGGCGCAAAACGTAGCGGGCAATATTGGCCAAGCCGCTATCGGTGGCGCCACCGCGCTAAGCGCTGGTCAGATCGGCGCAGCGAACGCGTATGCGGGTGGGCTAAGCAATATTGGAAACACGGCCATGATGTATTCGCTGCTGAATAAGGGGTAAGACATGGCAGATTTGAGTTTAAAACCAGTTGGCGCAGACATTAAACCCATGCCAACCATGAGCCTGGGCGAGATGGTTAATTTTGCCCGCGGCGCGCAAGCATATCAAAAAGAAGGTATTGCCCTTTCGCTTGAAAAACAAAAAGAGCAAGAGCGAAACGCGATGACGCAGTTTTTGTCAAAGCCAGAAAATTACCAAACAGATGGCCGTGTTGACATTAATAAATTAAATGCTGAAATTACAAAAATTGCGCCATTGACGGGTGCTGAATATATTAGTTCGTTGACAGGTTTATCGACTGCACAATCACAAGCTGGAACGGCTGGAATTGCGTTGACCCTTGAGCAGGAAAAAGAAAAAGAGCGCAAGGGCTTGCAAACGTTTTTGGCTGACGAAAAAAATTACATGACCGATGGCCAAATTGATTTGGCCAAGGCAAACAATTTTCTCAAACTTTTTCCCCTGACCGGCCAAGACACATACAAAAAAATGGCCGAAGTTGCGACTGTTAGAACGCAAGCCAACAAAGCGGCGCAAGATTTAACGCAAGACCAACGCAACATTATTAGTCAGCGTTTGGGTATGTTAGGCCGACTTGGCGTCAAAGACAAAAACGCATATTTGCAAGAACTGGATTTATTGATAACCGAAAATCCGAACAACGCAAGTTTGAAACAATTAATTGATTCTTACAAAGGCACTTTGGCGATGTTGCCCGAAAACGCTGATTTGCCGTCGCTGGCAATTTCTGCAGCTAATTCGCTATTAAGTGTTGGCACCCAACAAGAAAAATTTGCACCGCAACCTGGTACGGCAAGCACTGGCGCGGCGACATTTGTCACCACAACTAGGCCATCAGTGGCGGGTGAAGTGCCAACCGTTTCTGTGGCTGAAAAACCTTTGGTTACCGCACAATTGCCGCCTGGATCGCGTGAAGTGCCAACGGGATCATATGACATCAACAATAATCCAATTGTTAATGTTTACGGCCCTGACGGTCGATTCCTTGGGCAACGCGCAGCGTCGGGTACGCCGCCAATTACTACCGAAAGCCCGCGCCCTGTTGTTACGTCACAAGCGCCAGCAGCCGAGCCTGTTGCGCGTTTGCCCGCTGGTGAAACAATTGAAACCCGTCAAGCCGCAGACAAAATTCGCTTGGACGCATCGAACGCCGCCAAAGAGGTGCCGATGCAAACGTTTAACAATAACAAAATCATCAAGCTGGCTGATGATGTTATTACCGGAAAAGGTGCAAACTTTATTGGCGCCTTGTCAGGCGGTTATGCTGGGTTGCCATTTACAACGGACAACGCCACAAACCTGAACCAGTTAGGCCATTACATGGCGCTGCAAACCGCGTCGCTGTCGGCATCGTCAGGACTTGGCGGCACAGATGCAGCCCGAGGTATTGCTGGCCAAATTTCAGGAACCACTGACTGGACGGCACCGGCAATTAAACAAACAGCCCGCGTCAACCGTGCGTTGACCACGGCAACCGAATTGTTTAACCAAGGCGTGCAAAAATCATTTGAGAAAAACAAAGACCCGTTTAGTGCGCGTGACTTCCAAAACAAATGGTCGCAGACTGTGGACATTAATGCCATTCGTTTGTATGACGCTATGAAAAACAGTGATAACGAAGCCATCCGCGAAATAGTAAATGAAGCGGGCGGCAAAGATTCGCCTGGTTACAAGCGCTTGATTGAAAATATTGGCAAAACTAAAAAATTGCTTGGGGGCCAGTAATGGAAGATTTTGACCCAACCAAAATTGACGCTGCGGTTAATAAAGCATTTGGCACTAAAGCGGTTCCAGCAAAAGCGCCGACCGCCGCCCCAAATTTGGAAGGGTTAAACCCTGATTTGGCGCAACGTTTGCAACAAGCTCAAGAAGCACATCGTCAAAGATTTGGTAAAGATTTGCAAATTACTAGCGGCGTTCGCACACGCGAACAGCAGCAGGACTTGTACAACCGCTGGAAAGCTGGCGAAAAAGGCATTTATGAGCCGATTAATCCAGCGGACTATCCAAAACAAAAAACATTTCATTCCGATGCTGTCGATATTTCGACATCGGTGCCGGAAAGTTTTTTGAATGAATTTGGCATTCACCGGCCTATGGGTAGCAAAGACCCCGTTCATGCGGTGTTGATGACCAAGCCGCCGACCAAAGCTGCGACTACAACACAACCAGCCGCGGCTGAAGCGCCATCATTGCCTGAGGTTGTGGTAACCGCATCACGCGACGATACGGGTATTGAAAACGTTGACAAGCTAATGAATCCCGACGCAATCAATGCGGCGGTCAATATGGCTATGCAAGAACCGCCCAAAAAAGGCAAAGTGGCCGAAAAAGTTAGTTCGTTTTTTGGTGATTTGACCGCTGGCGCTGCGGGACTAGCCGACACAGTAATTGGCAACATTCAATCATTGCCAGGCATGGTTGTAGCCGAAACCGGCTATGCGGGCCTTCGCGCTGGTGAAGCGCTTGGATTGGTTGAGCGTGGCCGTGCTGAACGTGGCCGCACTGCCGCGTATAAACAATTTGTTGAGCCGTACCAGCGCCCCGTAGGTGAAGCCTTGGGCGTAACTGAATCGCCCGCGTACAAGGGCGAAGCCAGCCAACAGTTTATGCAGTTTGTCAGCGAAAACATAAACAAAGGCGCAGATTGGATTAGCCAAAAACTAGGCATCCCAAAAGCCGACGCCGAAAACATGATAAACACGGTTTTGGCTGGCTTGCCTGGTGCAAAGCAAACCAAGGTTGGCCAAGCCGTCACCCGTGAGGTTGGTTATGCTGGCGAAGCGGTGAAACAAGCCGGTGGCAAAGTGGTTGGTGCTTTGGGTGATGTTACGCCCGCGCCCATTCAACGCGCTGTGGCCGGTACGGTGGAAGCTATCGCGCCAGGGACAATCAAGCCCAAACCCGCGCCCGCAATCATTCCGCAGCCTGGTGCCGCAAATGTGCCACCATTTCAGTCTGGTCGCGCCAGCGTGGGTGCTGCTGGTGTGCCGGATGCAACCATCATCCAGCAAGCGTTACAGACCGCCACGCCTGAATTTCAAGCGTTGTACGGCAAGATGGATTTAAACAAGGTCAATACGCCCGTGGTTTTGCGGCACTTGGAAGGCGACGCGTTGCCAATTCCTGTGCGTTTAACTGAGGGCGAAGCTACCGGCAACCCTGTCTTGTTGTCTGAGGAAGCTAATTTGCGCGGCAAGTATCCTGAACTTGCGATGCGAAAAAATGAAGCCAATCAGGCATTGATCGAAAACATCCCAGCAATTAAAGAACTGGCCGCGCCTGATGTATATGCGACCAGAACCATTGAATCTAGCCAGGCGCTTATTGATGCTTACAAAAAGCTGGATACAGACCGCAACACGGCAATTGATGCCAAATATAAAGAATTGCGCGATGCAGCCGGTGGTGAATTGCCAGTTGACGCAAAAACGCTGATTAAAAATATTGATGCCCGTTTAAAAAAGGAATTGCTGACTACCGACGGCCAAAGCATTTCGCAGTACAAAGAATTGAAAGCGTTAAGCGAAGCCTTTGGCAGCATGACATTTGACAATTATTTGGCGATGCGTCGCAACGCAAGCCGTTTGTCTGCTGAATCTAAGGATGGCAACATTCGCCAAGCAGCGCGGTTAATGGTCGAAGAACTGGACAAGTTGCCGCTGGCTAACGAAACCGCGGCGCTAAAGCCAATTGCTGACCAAGCCCGAACTTTGGCCAGAGAGCGTTTTGAGGCACTAAAGAAAGACCCAGCTTACAAAGCCGCGGTAGATGACGCCGTGCCAGCCGACAAGTATTTTGACAAGTTTGTAATTAACGGCGTTAACAAAAACATCAACACAATGATTGACACGCTGGGCCGCGATTCCGTGGCGCACCAGCATATCAAGGCCGGAACAATTAACCATTTGTCGGACAAAGCTGGCGTCATAGATGGCCGCGGCAATTTTAGCCAGGCTAATTACAACAAGGCGCTGAAAAAGCTGGACGACGTTAATAATTTCGGCGTGATTTTTGACCCTGACAACCAGCTACGGTTGAAAACTTTGGGGAATGTGGCAGCATATACGCAGTTTCAGCCGCGTGGCCATTACATCAACAATTCCAACACTCTTGTCGGTTACTTGGCAAACAAAGCAGCGGGCGGTGCGGAAGCGGCGGGCAACGTGGCTGGGTTTAAGTTTATGGGCGGCATTTCGGTCGGCACGATGGTTCGCCAGCGGGTGCAAGAATCAAAAGCCAAAACCAGGGCGCAGCGGGCATTAGAGCCTGGTGCGGGCAGCACACTAAAAGACATTAGCGAAGGGAAGAAATGAAATGGCCGTGCCAGAAATTGATCCAGTCAAATACGGTGTGCTGTGGCAAAAGGTACAGGACTACGAACGCCGGTTTGATGACATGGAAAAAAAGATGGATAAAATGGAATCCAATCTGGAAAAATTGGTGGCATTGGCCAACCAAGGAAGGGGCGGCTTTTGGGCTGGCATGGCGCTAGTTTCAGCCGCATCAAGCGCAGTTGGGTATTTTACGAGCCTGTGGCATAAGTGAGGACACCATGAAAGCATACATTTTCGACCGTCTAAAGGAAGCATCGACTTGGCGCGGCATTACGCTGTTTCTGACCGCGTTGGGCATCCCAATGGCGCCTGGCCTTTCTGAAGCCATTATTTCCGCTGGCCTAGCCATTACCGGCCTGATCGGTGTAGTGACTAAAGACAAATGACGTTTAAGCTGTCGCAGCGTTCCCTAGGCAACTTGGAAGGCGTTGACGAACGGTTGGTCAAAGTGGTCAAGCGGGCCATTGAATTGACTAAAACCGACTTTGCTGTGATTGAGGGTTTGCGAACCGTCGAGCGCCAGCGGGAGTTGGTCAACAAGGGCGCCAGCCACACTATGGACAGCAAGCACGTCCAGGGCAAAGCGGTGGATTTGATGGCCTACATTGGCACCAGGGCGTCGTGGGAACTCAATCTATATGACGACCTGGCTGATGCCATGAAAGCCGCCGCCATCGAAATGGATGTCGCTATCCGATGGGGCGGGGCATGGACTGTCAAAGACATTCGCCGCTGGCAAGGGACAATGGAATCGGCCATGAACAACTACGTTGACCGATGCCGCGCCAACAAACGTCGTCCGTTTATTGACGGGCCGCATTTTGAGTTGTCCTAGTTACTTGACCAGCCGGTAAAACCACTTATTGGCGCGGCGTTCACATTTGATGTTGTAGCCGTTGGCCCGCAGTTCGCTGACAATGCTGTTTACAGCGCACACACCGGCCTTGTAAATGATGTCCAAGGTGGTGAATTCGCCACCTTTGGACAGCAGTTTATAGACCCGTCGCAACCGGTCGGACTTTTCAATGTTTGCTGAATTCATTGCGCCCCCTAGTTAAACCACAAGTAAAAGCCGTGCAAAATTCCGATGGGAAAGAATATTGCACCGGCCAGCAAAAATCCCCACATGGCGTTGGCAAAGCAAGTGAAGATATGCGTAAACCATGCAAGCAGACACAAAATTCCAATAATGGCGCCCATGATGTCCCCCATTACGGAAATTCAGGGAAGTCGCTGTCAGGCGGGAAATCGTCAGCCTGGCGTTGCGGTCTCGCGTCGTCTTTTGGTTTTGGGTCGTTGATGTAAGCCCAGCCGTCCCAAGACCCTTCTTTTAGCGGTATCACGTCCAGTTTCAACATTGGGCCGTTTTTGGTGTCGATAATTGAGCCGATGCGCTGGTAGCGGTTTTTTTGCTGGCCCTGGGCGTTGACATAGGTGCCAACGATGCAAGTAATTTCTTTGACGATTTTGGACATGAATTATTCTCCAATGATTTTTTTAAGGGCTGCAACTTTGGCATCAACTTCAGCCAAAAACTTTACGACTTCTTTTTCCGTTTCTTCAATCCATTTGTCGTCGCGTTCGACGCGGTGAATGAATAGCTGGGCCTTTTGCGGCATCCGCGGGTCAAACACAACGTAGTCGCACCAGGCACGGCCAGCGCAGCGCATTTGCCATTGCATTTGGGCGAAATACTTAGATTCGACCGGATTGTCGGATAGCCAGCATTCCAGCGCGGTTTTGCTGCTAGGGCATTTAATCTCAACCATGCCGTTGTCGCCCACCAGGCCGTCAGGCGAAGCGCCAGACATTTCAATAATGGGGTGGGGTATAAATCCCACTTCATCAACCAAAACGCCCCTGTGGGCTTCGTATGTAGCCCTGGCGAACGGTTCCTGGTCAATGCCCCATTGCATTTCGCTGTTGACGTAGCCTTCGGCCTTGGTGTTGGTGACACGTTCCAACACAAGCTGGGTCAGGTAATTGGCGCGGTCGGCGCCGTAGCCGGTTTTGGTACGGGCTAGCACTTTGTGCAAGCTGCTGGCGGTCACTTTGCCCAGGCGGGCGCTAAACCAGTCGTCGGTGCGTTGTTCGATGTTATCCATTTGCTTTTTCCTTTTTTGCGCGTTCGATGCGGGCTTTTTTAGCGGCCATTACTTTGCTCTGAAGTGCCTGGTTGCCCTGGCAAGCGTTGATTGCCGCGGTGTAGCAGGTGGCTAGTTCTTCGCTGTTGGCGCTGGCTTCAATAGCTGACAGGTGGTCGGTAATGTCAGGCACGGGTGCTGCTGGCGGGCTTGGTCTGCCGCTTGCCGCGTTGCCGTCGTCATCTTCGGGGGCGATACCGCAAGCGGCCATTAGGCTGTAACGGCGGGCATACGTTAAGGCGCTGCCGTAGCCTTGCGGGTCTTGTTTGGCCGCAGGAACGTGCAACTGGCCGCTGGTCATTATTTCGCCCGATTCGTGGACAAACACCGTTTCAATAATGACGCCGTTGTCGCATGGACTAAGGCGTTGCGTCAGCGCAATGTTGTTGTTGTTGAGCGCGTCGATTACCGCTTCAACGCAAGCGGCTAGGTCAGCATACCGGCCACCTTTGCCATTGCGTACAAAGGCAGGATTGACCGCTGATTTGAGCGCAGGGCCAAATTCCTTTTGGGCTTTGACGAACGCCGCCGCAACTTTAGTGAATGAATTTTCCATAATTTGCCTTTCAGTATTTAGGGGCGCAGGTAACGTCCACGACAATTTCGGTTGTGTAGTCATTGATTTTTCGTTTGCCGTACAGCATGACGGCGCGTAGTCCGCTGTTGGTGCATTCGTTGACCGCGGTAATAACTTCGTTGCGGGACAACGGTTGGATTTTTTTGTCCAGGATTAATTGCTGCTGGGCGTCCAGCGTCGAGTTAGGCGGCAAGCTAGTGCAGCCCGCGACCGTCGCGGCCAGGATGATGGCTGCGGCTTTCATGCTGTCACCTTGCGTTCGGAAGGTGGCACCCAGCCCATGGCGCGAAAGCGTTTCAGGATGTTGGTTTTGGATGCTGGGACGTATTTAAAACGTCGATCAAGAATATTAAAAACCGGCAGGTCGTCCACCGGTTTAACAGAACGAAGTTTGTGTTTCATGCTCATACTCCCGAAATGTCTTTTGCGTAGTTGATGGCGGCGACCAGCATGGCGCTGCCATAGGTGCGGATGCTGCCAACAGGCAGTTCGGCGTCGGTGTCCCACAACGTCACGGCGTAACCTGTGCTGGTTTTGGTAACCAGGGCCGCAACGCCCAGTTCAACATTAATGAACGTTGCGATTTGGTTGGGGTTGGTGATGGTGACGGCGTTCATGCTGCCACCCCGCCAGCGTCCAGTTCGCCGTTCATGACCGCGAACAAAATGCCCTTGGCGCAATTCAGGGTCTTGCGGGCGCCTTCGGTGTCGCCGAACGCTATTTGTTCCTGGGCATCCGACATCAGGCCCGCCACGATCATGTTGGCGCCGCTGAGTTTGTAGGTGATGGAATCGGTGACACCGGCCAGGAATTCTTGGAAGTTGCAGCCATACACTTGGCTGTCGCGGTTTGTGATGTTTGCATTCATTTCAATTTCCTTTCGTAATAGACCGTTTCCGGCATGGTTTGATTGTAAGCCAGCTTGACGCTGGCTGTCAACAGGTTAAAACAGCGCCATGGCAACCCACAGCAAAACATACAAAATCGGCGCTGCAATGATGGCCATCAGTATGATTTGCCATTCGTTTGGTTCCCAGTCCATTGTTGTCCCCTTTATGCTGCAATCCGGCCAACGGCACCGTAACCGTACTGGTCGTCACCCAGAAAGCCAACACGATTAAGCGTGGCGCTTTCTGCTGCGTCGTCTAGGCTGTACTTGCTGGCTTCTTCATTGATTCTGCGCTGAATATCGTAAGCGCTAAAACCCCGTGCTTCGCTGGCTGGCAAATTGTTGACTGACTTGATGTACGCGCCGCTGTACTTGTTGCCGCTGTCGATCACCACTTCATTGTCCAAGCCGTAGTAGTTCAAAACAAAACTAGCTGCCCTAGTCAAAAACGGCGCAGTGATTTGCCTGTTGACGAAGATAAAGTCAGCACCGAACCGTACTTCTTGACCGTCCAGGCTGCCGTAGTTGCTGCCTTTGTAGTCAGTCATGCCGTCAAAGTACGAACCTTCAAACGCGCTGACGATGCCTTTGACCTGATCGGCGTTTGGGCCGTCAACCCAACCGACGTTGATGCTGGCGCCGCCGCTGTACACACTGCTGCGAACGCTGAACTTGACGCCAGGGAAAGATTCTTTGAGTGTTGCCCGAACCAGCTTGGCAGTGTCAGCGCAGGAAAGATATTGCTTGGACATTTGATTCTCCTTAAAAAGACCCGTCAGGGCGTTGTCATCTAGTACGGTTCCCATGTTAAGCCAGCTTAACCGCCATGTCAAGCATACTTTCAAAAAATTTTAGGGTGTTGCAAAAAAACGAAAGGTGGCTTACCATGTGAGCATGGACAAACAACAAGCAATCGAGAAAGCTGGGTCAACAATTGCCCTGGCTAAGCTGCTGGGCATCACGCGCCAGGCCATCAGCCTGTGGGGAAAGACAATTCCCCAGGCGCGGGTTTGGCAGTTGAAAGCATTGCGCCCTGAGTGGTTTAGAGAGTAGAGTTGTGCGAAACACGGCTACCTTTAGCGGGGGAAAAGGCGATTCGTTACCGCCCTGCCGATGTTTCCTTTTTGTAACGACGACCAACAACGTGAGGTTAATGTGCATTATTACCAGCATCACATTGGTGACTTTATAAAAGCCACCGCCAGGCTGTCAGACAATCAAACAATGGCGTATTTGCGGCTGTTGTGGATGTACTACGACAGCGAAAAACCCCTTCCCCTAGATTCCAAAATTCTGGCTTTTCAAATTGGCGCTAGCCAAGATGATGTTGATTTGTTGCTTTCCAGCTTTTTTGTGTTGAGTGTTGATGGTTGGCGACAAACGCGCTGCGACAAGGAAATCGCAGAATATCGTACCTTTCGCGGCAAAAAATCCGCGGCTGGACGTGCATCTGCTGAACGCCGAAAGAACAACAGTTCAACGCCAGTTGAACAGGTGTTGAACGAGTGTTCAACGGACGTTCAACTAACCACTAACCATAAACCAATAACCAATAACCATAAACCAACAAAAACAAAGGCGGTTGTTACCGCCCCGCCTGACGGCGTTTCTGTTGAAGTTTGGGATTCGTTTATTGCCATCAGAAAAGCCAAGCGGGCGCCAATGACCACCGTCGCCCTGGAAGGCATCCAGCGGGAAGCCGCCAAGGCCGGTGTGAGCCTTCAGGAAGCCTTGGCCACTTGCTGCACCCGTGGCTGGCAAAGTTTTAAGGCCAGTTGGACGGTCGAGCAGGTGACCGAATCCCAACGCGCCCGTGAACACATGGCCGAACTGACCAGGGGCATGGCTACCCCTAAACCAAAAAACTTTTGGGAAAAAACAATCGACGAAACAAACGAGGTGATCCATGTGGAAACAAAGCGACTTTTGTAATGCCGACACGGGTTTTGATTATGTGTTTGCCAAAATGAATGCAACGTATGGCGCCATGTTTCAAAGCAACTGGAAAAACGTCGATGCTGACTTGATCCGTCAGACCTGGAAGGAAACGTGCGGCATCGGGCTGACCTACCGGCCAAAGATGGATTACGCCCTGCAATACATGAATCCAGACCGGCCACCAAGCGCATTGCAGTTTGCCAAGCTGCTGAACGAAGGGCCGCGCATTCCTGACAAACCGGACTTTCACCTGGAACGCCAAATGACCCAAGCCGAAGTGGCAGAGCAAAAGCGCCGCGGTGACGAAGCTAGGAAAAAGCTGTCAGAAATGTTGGAAAAAATGAGGATGAAATGAAAGAACTTTTAATCTACGTTTATGTGTTTATCGTTGGGATGCTGGCGCTATACATGGCCATGCTGGCGATTGATGCTAAACCCAAAGCCGAATTAAATTGCGCGGTGGCCGAAATTAGTCCTGACTATTCCCATACTGACCGCCAAAAATGTCGATTGATAAGGGGCCATAAGCTATGACCATCACACTAACACGCGAGGAAGCACAGCAGTTATTAGAAGTGTTTGAATTGTTTTTAGAGGAAGCTGAAGACGTTACCACCCTTGAAAACAACTTAGTCAAAATGCTCCGCACCCGAATAGCGCAGCCTGAACGCGAATGGCAGGGGCTGACGGATGAGGAGAGAACTTATTTGGCATGGGAATCAAACAACGGGCCGCATTGTGTTGCGATGACCGAAGCCAAGCTGAAGGAGAAGAACAATGGGCGGTGATGATTACGTTATTGACGGCGATTTGGCTTTTAGTAATAAGAGCGACGCATTGAAGTTTTACCAAGAGCAATATCACAAAAAGAAAGAATGGCAGGGGCTGACGGATGAGGAACTTTTGGCGTGTTACAGCAATCGAGGTAACGTATTTTATCGCGCCATTGAAGCCAAGCTAAAGGAGAAGAACACATGAAACCCGATTACACGCAATTTGAAACCCAACGCAGAGTTTTGTTAGAGTATTTGCAGGTCATGATTGCGCTAGAAGATTGGCACGGCGTGGCTGATTTGGCAATGGATATGCGCGAATTTAATGCCAGGCACAAAGCGTTGAACAGCCATGACGATTTATAACATTATTAGTTTTGTTGGCGCCGCCATGATAGGCGCTGGATTTTTGTTAATTATTTTTTTAATTGCATTAATGGTTTACATGGACATTAATGACCATGACTAACGAAAAACTACCGCACACTTATGGCGAAGAATGGCGCCGTGTCTGCGAAGCGCGGGACTGGATTAAGCGCTACAACTATCAAGTCAAGAAAAAAGGCAAACGTGCTGCTGACAGTTGGTGGGCGATGACCAAGCTAGACATAGAACGGGCCAGGGGCAAGGCTAAGTTGGCCATGCTGCTGGATGACATCAAAAAGGAAAAAGATGCGGCGGGCGGCGAGGGTTGATGAAAACCAGGAAAACGTGGTCAAGGCACTTAGAGCCGTCGGTGCTAGTGTTCAGACTTTGGCGGCAGTTGGCAAGGGCGTCCCTGATTTGTTGGTGGGTTACCAGGGGCAAACCTTTTTACTTGAAGTTAAGGACGGTCAAAAACCGCCATCCGAACGGCGGCTGACTGAAGACCAATTAATTTGGCATGGTGCCTGGCGGGGCGGCCCGTTGGCCGTGGTCGATTCTGTGGACGCAGCGTTGCGCGTGATAAGGGTGTTGAAATGATTTTTGAATTAGAAAATCCACAACAAGCCAAAATGTTGATGGAACGCATTTGGCCGGACATTAAAACCAATTTGGCCACCGGCAACAAAATGCGCTTGGAACTTAAAAAGGCCACGCGCAGCCTGGATCAAAACGCCAAATTCCACGCCATGATTGGTGAGATTGGCGCCATGATGCGAGCCGCGGGGTCAACTTGGTCGGATGATGACTGGAAGCGGCTTTTAATCGACCAGTGGGCGCATGAAACCAACCGCAAGATCGGGAAGGTCGCGCCAAGCCTGGACGGCGAACGGGTGGTGCAATTGGGCTGGCAGAGCCACAAATTCAGCGTTGAGGACGCCAGCGAGTTTATCGAATGGCTGTATGCTTGGTCGGTGCAACAGGGAATCGAGTTGTGACGTTGTGGCGAAAGCGACAAATTATGCAAATCCAAAAAAGAAAATACATTCGTTCCAAAAAACTGCTGAAAATCGTTGCCGAACTGGATTGCCAGCTATGCGGCTGCGGTGTTGGCGTCCAAGCGTCGCACACCAACTGGGGCGGCGGCAAAGGCCGGTCGATTAAGTCGGACGACAACTTAATTGCAGCCCTGTGCTTTACTTGTCATTTCGACATAGACCAAGGCAGCAAATGGTCAAAACATGAGCGACAGCAAGCCTGGTGGTACGCCCACCGAAAAACAGTTGAAGAATTAATCGAATCGGGCCGCTGGCCTATTGACGTACCGGTGCCTGACGATACAGAATGGCAGCGGCTTTTTTCATTTTTGCAGTAGCCATCAGCTTGCGGGGGACTGTGCGCCCCCGTTTTTTTCGTCTATGATTAGCCTATGGATGATGACGCCGCCGAATTTATAGCCACCTTGTTGCATAGCAGCACGGTGACACATTTTATGCACTTGGCCACCGATTCGTATTCGGCGCACAAGGCGCTGGGGCATTATTACGAGGACATTATCGAACTGGCTGACGATTTTGCTGAAGCGTATCAGGGCCGATACAACAAGATTAAAAAATACCCGTCCGAATTCCACGCCAGCACCGATCCGGTCAAATACCTGAAAACAATGCAAAAGTTTGTGGACGATGCCCGCGAAGATTTGCCCCAAGATTCTGAGATTCAGAATATCATCGACGAAATTACGCAGTTGATTGATTCAACGCTGTACAAACTGAAATTCCTAAACTGAAAGGGAAAACCATGAAAGACAACGCAGAGATGACCCCAAAGGGCTACGGTGCGGGCGGCAAGGCACCGGCTGGTGCTGACGCATCTGACGCATCAGGCGAGCGCCACGGCAAAGTCGTGAACGGCATTGGCATGGGCAAAGCTGACGCCACCGGCAGCAATATGCAATTTGACGGCGGCCGTTCTAAGGGCGTTTGCTACGTCCACGACCGCAAGTCATACCAGAAATAAATGGCGACCCCGCTGTCGCAATTGGCCACAGCGGGCCAACAACCCCCCGACATGGGCGGCACACAAGCTGCCCTGGCGGGGATGGTTCCGCAGCCAAAGATGTCAGCCCAATCGGGCAATCCGATTGAGCAATCGTATTTCGACCGTCTGGCCAATGATTACCAAGGTCTGACGCAGGAATACGCCGCGCTACCGTCAACTGACGGCGGGCGCATTCTAAACACGGACGAAGCCCGTGAAATGTCCCCCGAATACCGCGCTGACCGCACTAAGTCGGCTGACGTGCATGAACCGTCGTCGGCGTTCGTAAAACAAATGTATGCCGAAAAGCTGTCGCAGCCGACACCACCAGGGCGCGACAACATGGTGTTGTTTACCGCGGGCGGCACTGGCGCAGGTAAAAGCACCAGCTTGCAAGCCGCAGCTCAGCAATCTAAGGGCATTCAAAACGCAGAAATGGTGTACGACACCAACATGAACACGTTTGAATCGGCTGACAAAAAGGTCAAGCAAGCCCTGGCTGCTGGCCGCAAGGTCGGTATTGCCTACGTCTACCGCGACCCTGTGGAAGCCTTAAAAAACGGCAACCTGTCCCGCGCATCACGCATGGAAGCCGAACTAGGCACTGGCCGCACCGTACCAATCGAAGAACATTTCCGCACCCACGCTGGCGTTCGGGACGTGATGGAACGGCTGCAAGCAAAGTACGGCAACGACCACCGATTCCATTTGACGGTAATTGACAACAGCCGCGGCCCTGGGAATGCAACAGTGGTAAGCGGTCTTGACAAATTGCCCAAACTGAACCACAATGCAGTTAGAAAGGGGCTAAATGATGCACTCGAAGAAGCATACCGAACTGGAAAGATCAGCGAAGCCATCTACCGCGGAACGCGTGGCAACCCCCGTTGAACACCGCATGAAGCGGATGCACGAACGGGCTGTCCGCACTATCGCCGAAGAAATGGCCGCGTCGCTGAACGCCGCTGTTCGCGCAGGAAAGCCGATCCGATGATAGGGGTGCGCTGCAAATCCTGTCGTTTTTTTAGCGAGGCCCAGGTCATGGGCCTTTGCCGTAGATTCCCCGAAACACAAAATAAACATGAGATGGACTGGTGCGGGGAGCATCAATTGGCCGTTACTGTGGCCATGCCGGTTTATGACATCATGACTGATGAGATGGTCGAACCCAAAAAACGAGGAAGGAAGCCAAAAAATGACCTGCCCGCTGCAACCGCTGAGTGACCGCGTTATTGTCAAACCGCACGTCAGAAAAATGTCTGACATTTTGTACGTTGTCAATAATGAAAAAATGAACGAAGGCAGAATTGTTGCTGTTGGCCCAGCGGTGCGTGAGGTCAGGGTCGGCGAATTTATCAAATACGGCAACGGCACTTATTTGGACTGGCCGATTCAGCACATTGATGGCGTGGATTACCAGATTATTCAGGAAGCTGACATTTGCATGGTTGTGGATGACTAATATGGCTAAAGCACACGACAAACCTATACCCAAAACCACGACCGGCAAGGGCAAAACCTACAACCCGACAGAAAAGGGTGCGGGGATGACTGCCAAGGGTCGTGCCGAATACAATCGCAAGAATGACGCAAATTTAAAACCACCAGCACCACATCCGAAAACTAAGGCCGACGCTGGACGTAAGGCGAGTTTTTGCGCGAGAATGGAAGGGGTGGTAAAACACGCCAAAGGCCCAGCCGAACGAGCCAAGGCATCCCTAAAGAATTGGAATTGTTGAAAGGAACATCATGTCTAATACTCAAGCCATTGGCGTTGCATACGCTGACCCAGCCTTGAACAGTTTTGAAGTTGGCACCGCGTCGGCGCCAATCGCAAACACCGCATCGGGCAACCTAAACCAGATTTATTCAAACACTACTCATGCGTCGGGCGATATGCGTGGCCTGTATGCCCGTGTAAATTTTGCTGGCGCTGGCGCTGGTGAAACCCTGCGGGCGCTGTCGCAAGTGACCGCCGCCCAGGGCGCTGGCCAGACCACCAATGGCGCACACATCAGTTTGTCAGTGAACACTGGTGGCACGATCAGCGGCGCTGCAAACGCAATTCGCGCAACCATCGGCGGTTCGTCCACCAACCCTGGCGGCACCCTGGCTGCACTGCAACTGGATTCGGACTTTGCATCTGGCGGCACATGGAGCAACGCATCATTCCTGCGCGTAACTAACAGCGGCACTGGCGAAGTCGGTAACTTTGCTGCCATGCCCGCAGTAAGCGCAACCGGTGTATTCCGCGCCAAAGTTGGTTCGCCAGTTGTAACGCACACCATTCCCGTTACTAGCGGCGGCACGACTTATTACGTTATGGTCAGCACGGTTGCGTAATGGAAATCAGCCGAGAGTTTATCGAAGCTGAAATTAGCGAGGTTCAGTCTGAATTGCAGAAAGCACAAACTTTTGTAATTCAGGCTGAAACTTCCCTAGCAATTTACCGGATGTTGCTGGCCAAGCTAGACACACCGGACGACGTAGTGGAAAACCCTGGGGGGATTGACTAATGGCCAAAGGACTGTATGCCAACATCCACGCCAAGCGTGAGCGCATAGAGCGCCAGAAAGCCGCGGGCAAAACCCCTGAACGGATGCGAAGCCCTGGTGACCCAGGCGCCCCAACATCCAAAGCCTTTAAACAAAGTGCCAAAACGGCAAAAAACAAATGACACCTGACCAAATTGCTAAACGCCTGGCTGAACTGCAAGAACTGGCGAAGCAACACGAATCCATCCTGTTGCAGATCAGCGGCGCCATCCAAGAGTACAACCGTGTACTGGCTGAACTAAGCCAAACCAAAGGAGCCGACAATGCCGCTGACCAAATCGACATCGAACAAAGCGTTTGAAAAGAACATCAAAGCCGAAGTAAAAGCGGGCAAGCCTGTCAAACAGGCTGTCGCTATTGCTTATTCGGTCAAACGCGAAGCCGCCAAGAAACCAGCCAAGGGTAAGAAATGACCGCTGAAGCCACCGTCAAACGGCGGGGGCGACCCAAAGCTGACCAGCCCCCAGCCGCACTGCCAGTCGATAAGAGTGCCGGACGCCCGCCCAAGTATAGGGACGAGTTTGCTGATGAACTTGTCGAATTTTTTAAGCAGCCGCCCACCAGGGAAGTTGTGGTTAAGGACGCCAAGGGCAACGAAACCACGCAAATCCTGCCTGGCTTTTTCCCGACACTTGCGCGATTTGCAACTAATATTGGTGTGTGCCGTGACACATTGCACGATTGGTCAGTCGCAAAAAACTTGGACGGAAGCCTAAAGCATCCGCGATTTTCCGACGCCTATAAAATAGCTAAGAGTTTGCAAGAGGCGAATTTGGTCGAAGGAACGATCACGGGCGCGTATAACAGCACGTTTGCCATCTTTACGGCCAAGAATGTCCTGGGCTGGCGCGACAAGGTAGAGCAGGAAATAACCGGTAAGGACGGCGCCCCGCTTGCGGGCATTCAAGTCATGTTTGTAAGCCCCGATGGATCAGAGCGCGACATCGAACATTGACCAGGCGGTCGCCAAGGCCCAGTTCCCAGTTAAGCTGGAAGGACTGTTCCGCAAAAGCCGCTACAAAGTTTTGTACGGTGGGCGAGGTGGCGCCAAGTCGTGGGGGATTGCCAGGGCGCTGCTAATCCTGGGCGCCAAAAAGCCCATGCGGATTCTGTGTGCGCGTGAGTTTCAGATCAGCATTAAAGATTCCGTCCACAAGCTGCTGTCCGACCAGATTGAAGCCCTGGGGCTACTGGGCTTTTATGAGATTACGCAAATCAGCATCCGCGGCGCTAACGGCACCGAATTCGCGTTCATTGGCCTGAAGAACAACCCGACCAACATTAAGTCGTTTGAGGGCGTGGACATTTGCTGGGTTGAGGAAGCGCAGAGCGTCAGCCGCATATCCTGGAAAACCCTGATTCCAACCATCCGTAAGCAAGATTCAGAGATTTGGGTGTCATTTAATCCTGAACTGGAAACGGACGAAACTTACCAGCGGTTTGTAGTCAGCCCGCCGCGGGACTGCATTAGCATCAAGATCAATTACTGGGACAACCCGTGGTTTCCTGAAACGTTGCAGTTGGAAATGGAAGCCAGCAAGGGCCGCAATTTTGAGGAATACCAGCAAGTTTGGGAAGGGCTGTGCCGCCAAACGGTGGACGGC